GCCAGATAGCGACTCGCCGCATAGAGTCCCGGCAGCCCATCGAAGAGACTCACAGCCACGAGGAGGTCTATGCATAACAAACGAACGGTCCACGTCCACCTAAGCCCCCGGAAGCCGTGACGTAACGGCCAACGGGAAGGAGATCCCACCATGATCTCCTCAGTAAAGCTGAGGGCAGCCATTTGCCAGCCCAGCATCGAACTGGAATGGCTGTAAAGCGCGGATCCGGTCCCAAGCCCGGATCACCCACCCCGCATCCATCACCTATAGGAGCACCACGATGGAACTCATTAAAAATGGTGACATCTGGGAAGCTCACACGAGCTACCAAGAGCGCACCATACCCAAGGCCGCAGGGTTCCGCTGGAATCCTGACAACAAGGTCTGGTGGACCCGCAAGGCGGCTATCGCCGCCAAGCTCAGAGAACATGCCAGCGGCCCTACCAAGGCCGAACTGACCCGCAGCGACAATGTCCGCAAGGACGCTTTCGCCGCATCCTCTGCCACCGACAGCAGCATCGTCCTCCCAGTCCCCGCAGGCCTTGAATACCTGCCCTATCAGCGGGCAGGCATCGCCTTCGGCTTGAGCAAGGATGCCATCCTCATCGGTGATGAGATGGGTCTGGGCAAGACCATCCAAGCGCTGGGCATCATCAACGCCACACCCAGAGCCAAAAAGATTCTGATCATCGTCCCCGCCAGCCTCCGCATCAACTGGCTGCGAGAGGCCGACAAATGGCTCGTCAACAAAGAGTTGACGATAGGCATCGCCAAGGGGTCCTCGTATCCTGACTCTGATATCGTGATCATCAACTACGATATCCTTGCCAAGCACAAAGCGCGACTCCGCAAGCGAGTATGGGACGTGCTGATCTGCGACGAGGCCCATTACCTGAAAAACCCCAAGGCCAACCGCACGAAGCAGGTCTTCGGGGACTGGCACTACAAGAGCAAGGAGTGGAAGGTCGATCCGCTCAAAGCAAAGCGGCGGATCCTATTGACCGGGACGCCCATCGTCAACAGACCCATCGAACTCTGGGGTCTGGCACACTACCTCGACCCGCAAGAGTTCGACAACTTCTTCCGCTACGCCAAGCGCTACGCCAACGCGCACCACAATGGCTTTGGCTGGGACTTCTCAGGGTCCAACAACCTTGAGGAATTACAAGAGAAGCTGCGGACTCGATTCCTCGTGCGGCGGCTCAAGAGGGACGTGCTGAAGGACCTGCCTGCCAAACGCAGGCAGATCATCGAACTGCCCGCCAACGGATCGACAGCCATCATCGCTGAGGAGCAGGCAGCATGGAATACTCAGGAAGAGCGCCTGACAGCCCTCAGGGCTGCCGTGCAACTGGCCAAGGTGTCCGATGTCCCCGGTGACTACAGTCAGGCCGTGGCAGACCTGAGAGAGGGCGCTACGGCAGCGTTTGACGAGATGAGCAAAGCCCGTCACGAGACCGCACTGGCCAAAGTCGATTATGTGGTCGATCACGTAGCCAATGCCGCTGAGTCAGGCAAGGTGATCGTCTTCGCCCATCACCTCGACGTAGTCGCTGGGCTGGCTGCTGGACTCCGGGAAAAAGGATACGGCGTAGTGACCCTGACCGGATCCGATTCCATGGAGTCCCGGCAGCGAAGCGTCGATGGCTTCCAAAAAGATCCGAACGTCCAGATCTTCATCGGCAACCTCCGGGCCGCTGGCGTAGGCATCACGCTAACCGCCAGCAGCCACGTAGTCTTCGCTGAACTGGACTGGGTCCCGGCCAGCCTCTCGCAGGCTGAGGACCGGGCACACCGCATCGGCCAGACCGATTCTGTGCTGGTCCAGCACCTCGTGCTGGAAGGATCCCTCGACCAGCAGATCGCCTCCCAGTTGGTATCCAAGCAGGCCGTGATCGATCAAGCGCTGGACGATGAGATCGATCTCGACTTCAAGGCACCGACCATCCCGGTAGCCGATGAGGAGACCGTGGAGATCTCCAGCAAAGAGATCGCCAAGGCTGCCACGCAGCCTCTCAGCAGCGAGACCAGCCATGCCATCCTGCAGGGGCTGGCCTTGTTGAGCAGCTACTGCGATGGCGCGAGGGCTATTGACGGGCAGGGCTTCAACAAATTCGACAGCGGGTTTGGCAAGAGCCTCGCCGCACAATCCTCCCTCAGTCCCAAGCAGGCCGCCCTTGGCCAGAAGCTGGTGCGGAAGTACCGCCGCCAGTTGCCCGAAGGCCTACTGGCCGAAGCCGGGATAAAGTAAACGCCCACCATCATTCCACAAGGAGCCCCTCATGGGCAAAACCATCAGTCGTTTGGACCTGCTGCTGAAGGTCCGCAGGCCAATCCCGAAGCCCGATCAACGCTTCGGAGACAAAACCAAATACACACGCAAGATCAAACACAAGGGAAGGAGTTCATCATGAGCATCAAGTTCTATCGTAAAAACGTATACGGCCAAGAGCGACTGTATCTGGCCGATGATTTTTACGCCGGGTACGCCCACATCCTCACCAACAAGGAGACCGTCAACGAGTCGGATCTCCACGCGCTATCCCAGATCTCCGGGCAAAAAGTCGAAGAGGTCCTCAACCCGGCCCGCGCACCTGTACCCACCTTTTCAATATGAGTCCGGGCGGGGGCTTCGGCCCTCGCCCCATCACCCCCCCCACAAGGAGACCTTCTCATGAGCAAGAGCACCACAGAATGCCACCCTCAGGCCATCGGAGAGGACCCTGACCAGTATACCTTGGCCCTCGCCATTGAAGGCGGCCATCGCTACTTCTGGTTCAAGGGGCCTGACTACAGCGGCGGATTCGCTGGAGATCAACTGGCCGTGGCCGATGACAGCGGAGAGTATCCCTATCAGACCGATGACGGCCTGCTCTTCGTGATCCCGGACACCGTATCCATCGACCACAAAAGATCTCGCCCTCCCTATAGAACTTCAGCAAGCATCCCCGTGATCGACTTGGAGGGCAACATACACTCAATCGGCACCTCCATCTACGAGGGGTTCGCAGTAGCCAAGCTGCTGGGCGTAGATGTCGAACTCAGCCACGTATCCCACCCCGCAAACACCATCAGAATAAGCGCATCCAGTCTATACTGGGACAACCCGACAACCTTCACCGGATACCGCAAATCATAAGGAGAGAACAGTGGCACACTGGAAACCAAACCATAAGTATCGGATCGGGTTCACCATCGCAGAGTGGGATGAGATCTCTAACTGCGTAACGAACGCTCGGCGCGAAGTCCTCCGCAAGAGCGCAATTCCGATAGTCTCCAACGACAACTCCCAGCGGAAGCAAATCGAATCTCTCTTAGAAAGGCTCGACACGATTCAGGACAAGCTGGACAAAGAACTGACTTAACCGAAAGGAGGGGGCATGGACCTCACAGAAAAGAACAAAGATCTAATACGCCTGCATCGCTGGCTGTCACTCAGGCCCATACCACACGAGGCCTCTATGGCCGCCAGAAATCTGGGCGTAAACACCCCCATCAACACCCAGTGGGACCTCCGGGTCTACGCTAATGACGAACCCTTTTTCTGGGGATCCACCCTGACTCATATCGCTATGGGGAAGGTCGCAATACCTGAAGAAGGAACCTTTTTCCTCTTCAATTTCTTGGGCCGTTTTGAGACCAAGAAAGAGGCCCTGCTCTTTGCGCGAGACATCGCCCGATGGGCAGAAGATGACGGGCACCCATTTGAATCAGTGTGGATCGAACCACACTGGGAAGAAGCGAAGTGGAAGAAAAAATCCCACTTACTCATCAAGCCAACCAAAAGGGGCAATACAGCCCCACTTCACAAGGAGCAATAATCTCATGGCATATAATCTCGGACCCGAAGAGGGTCAGCCAGACCTTCGCGTCACAAGCAAGGCGCGGAACCTGAACGAATGGGCAAAGGAATCGAACTTCGATCAGGTAGAACTGGTCCCCACAGACAACTTGAAATGGTACGAGGGGGACCACATCATCTCACTCGGCCTCAATGGTGAGTTTGTGTTCTACTCCGATGACGGGGTGCTCCACTCCAGCCCCTCTTTGGATGCGGCAAAAACTGCAGTCAAAAACTTTTCCCAAAAGGCCAAGGCCCACAAGAAAAGAAAGATCCATCTGGATGTCGTAGGATTTGGCAGAACGGGGGTCTACGGAATCCACGATGGCAGCGCAATAACGAGGGGCACCATCACAGGGCTTCATTCGGGCAATGGGTCTTTTACCGGACTCAAGAAGGATCAGACAGGTTCTTCATTCACCCCTCTCCCCGATACCCCGGCCAGTCGAAGCCTTCTGCAAGAATTGCTTTTCTTGAAAAAGAAAACATCCTTGGTTGAAGACAAGGTCCGAAAGCTCACCGTGACAAACCCCAATGGACGCTGGAGTGGGGGCAAGATAGATCCAGAAGAGTATGAGGAAAAGATTCAGGCCGTGGAGAAGCAGTACAACACGGCAGTCAAAAGGAGTGACGAGTTGCTTTTTGAACTGAGATCAGAACTCCAAGAACTGTCCGCCTCAGTAATCGAACCTCCGACACCCTAATGGCACGTATCGCACTAAAGAAACCTGCCGCCGCCAGCACCTCCAGCCCCGAAAAGGGCTGGAGGTCAGGCCGCACCAATACAGACCGCACCAAGCTACGCGCCGAACTGGAACGCCTTGAAGAGATCGTCCTCCGACAGGGATCCAAACTTGAGGGCTACGCTGCCCTCTACCAGCGGGTCCTCAAATACTTCGCAGGCAAAGGGCTTCACACCGAAGCCGAAAGGCTCTCTGCCGAAGTGGAGAAGGTCCATCAAGATGCATGGTCCAAATACAAAATGAAAGGGACCAAGTCATGAGCGAGAAAATAGAACCTACCTACACCTCTCATGACGTTTGTGAGCTACTGCAAAAAAGCCTTGCATGGCTTAGTGTAGCAGCAAACAAACACAGCATTGGGCACAAGAAAAGAAGCGCATGGCACTTCACTCGCCGTGATGTCACGGCCCTCAAGCGGCTGGCAGCCAAGACAAGGATGGGTAATCCGAACTGGCTGCCGGGAAAATCACAGCCCCATCGAAAGGTCAAAAAATGAGCGACGAAGATCCGAATGAAGAACTTTATTTCAACCTGCCAAGAGGGATCGAAGAAAAAGAAATAGGAATGGCGATTGCGGCGGGGAATAACCGCCTCGCACTGGAGATCGCCCGGGACACAGCCGAAAAAATATGCCGTGCAAAGGGCACGGTGACATCGGATGACGTGAGACGCCACCTTCGCCTGAAGCCCAGCGATGTACGCGATTCCCAAAACTGGATAGGATCTATATTCAGGACTAAGACTTTTGTCTGGACGGGTGATCGAATCAAGTCAACGATAATACGAAACCACGCAGCAGAAATAAAAGTCTGGAGGTTAAAATTCTGAACTACGATCAGTGGAAACTACAGCCACCTCCATGGTATGAGGACCTCCCCGATGAGTGCGCGATATGCAAGTACTCGGGGAGTGAGGATCTTCAGCAAAATAAAAAGGACATTGAAGATCCATCCGATGACCGACTCCTATGCGAAGAGTGCATTAAGTCTGTCAATGAGAAGTATCGGGAGAGTCTGGAAGAGTAAGGCTGGAAAAAGCTGGATGATTCAAATCAATCAGGGCCGTGGCCTTCCGCAAGTGCGGATAGGCCCGGTCCAGTTGAACTCCCAGATCAAAAAGGGAACTGGGGAACTGTCCGGGCAACTCATCTGGCAGGGGCTCTCTAATGTCCCCCCTGATCCCAACGAGTATGAAACTGGCATCCGCACTCACCCAGTGCCTGTCACGAGGCTCAGGAGAGTGCACAGGCGGCCTCAGGACAATCGTAGACCCCACCCTGTAGCCCTCGTCCTTTAGGTCCACTACTCCCTGCTCCACCCTGCTGCCAAAACACACCAACAGGAGCAGCGAATCCTTAGCCATATTAAATTTCGGCAATCCTTTTACTTCACCATCCCCATATGGAGGGCAATAGATTACGATATGGTTCTCCTCTGCCGAAGTCATGTCCTCCAATGACTTTAGCCTCCTCGTGCGCTGCAACTCTTCCCTGAGATCCTTGCAAGACCAGCCCAGATCCAGCGCACTGGCAATCCACGTTCCCCGCTCTTCTACCGGGGTAGTGACCAGTAGCCGATGGTGATTGTAACTCAGTTCAGGGCAACGGTCTTCCGCAGGCCACGCCTTACAGACTCGCAATGCATCTGTGATCGTATCCTGTTCATACCCGCAGTCATCTATCCCTTGATAGATCTGCTCACCAAAGCGTTCTCCAAAAGAAAACCAATCGCCAATCCACCAAAGCAAACTCCGCCTTACATTCTCAAAGCGTCTCCCGTCATCTATCCAATCTTCGTATAGATGATCATCCGGGGGAGCATAGCTGACAGGGGTAAGCACGTTAATGCCTCCTGACAGGGAAGTCTGGGGGGCTGCAATACTGTCTGTCATAAAAAATAATCCTCCTGTTTTAAAAGCAAACCAAAATCGACGCAACCTTTGCGTCTTATGGGTCATCCTATTTTTAATTTAAAATTAATAAGGTGACACTGGTAAGACTGGTAGTCTTATATAAGTCTTTTCGCAAAAGACGTGCCACTCTATGTTTTTCATTATGGGAATTAAATGGGACCAGTGAATTTTCTTAAATGGGACCAGTGAATTTTCGTGACCCTATCCTATCCCTAAATTTTAGGAGAAACCCGTAAAAGACCTTGACAAGGATCAGGGTTGAAACTACTTTTAGAAGATAGGAAAACCCACCACCCACCACCACCACAAGGAGCCACTTATCTCAAATCAACAGCAGTACCCCTCATGGATCAACTGGTTGGCAGTAGTAATTTGGCTTGCCATCTTGATCCATGTGGTGCCACAAGTACTCACTCACATAATGAGGTAGTCCCACAGCCGGGACAAAAACCATAAAAGGAGAGAACCATGGCCCAAATAGCAAGTATCAAAAAGCCAGAAAGTAACTTTGAACCCCTGTCGGCAGGGTATCACAACGGCGTCCTAAGTGCCGTTGAGGTCCGGGACTTCGATGGAAACAACTTTAACACTGGAGTACCGGAAACCGTGACCAAGCTGCTTGTCACCTTCCTGTCGGAAACAGACCCGGATATCGACGGAGAGCCTGCTCAGGGACGCCTGTTCCTGAAGCTGGCCTATGGCCCCAGAGCCCACCTGACCATCGTCAGGGAACGACTTCTGGGCCGCCCACTAACTCCCGAAGAAACGATTGCCGTTGATGACGAGGAGTTCATTGGCAAGAGGATTCGGGTCCAGTGCAAGCACCGGACCTCTAAGACCGGGCAGCTTTACGGGAATCTTGACCCCACGAGTGTTGTCCTGTTGGATGATGAAACCGCTACTCCGCCTGCAATCAGGGAAGAAGACAGCGAAGACGATGTACCCTTCTAAACCCACCTAACCCACCGGGGAAGATTGGGTACGCTGGGGAGGCTCCTTGCCAGCAGCGCTGGTGGGCGCATTACCCGATCTTCCCCCTTTCTTTTTTACAAGGAGATCCTTATCATGGCAGAACAATCAACACCACAAAACTTCGCTGATATTCTTACCAGCGATAGAGACTCAAGGCTGATGACTCACGCAGGCGGAGAAGTACTTGAATATGGAGACCTTATCGACCTGCCTACGCCAGCAGCCACCTCCACTTTCAGTCCCATAAGTCATTATAATTTCACCTCCCTGATACGCGATACGGCAGCCAAGGTATTGGAGCCTCAGGGCTATGAGTTCAGCGACCTGAAGCTCTCGACAGACAAGAACCACATGCGCTTGTTTGGAGTATTCACTTTTACAAAACACGCATACAAGGACACGAAGTTGGCCATTGGCTTTCGCCAAGCGCTGGATAAGTCCATGGCTGCCGCCTGTGCCTTGGGCGGGAAAGTGACCGTCTGTGACAACCTGATGTTCTCTGGTCAGGAAGTGATCTTCCGCAAGCATGTGGGGGATGTTCACTTGGCCCTGAAAGAAAAGATTATCATGACCCTGTTCGATGTGGACGGGGTCTGGAATGGGATCCAAGAAGACAAGGAAAAGATGACCAGCCAGCGCTTCGATGATGACATAGCATACGCCCACTTTGGACGGGCATATGGCCATGGCCTCTTGAATGGCACCCAGTTGAAGTCTTGTGTCAAGGAGTGGAATAAGCCCTCTTTTGACCACGGGGCTCCCACGCTATGGAAGTGGTACAACAGCATCACACAAGTATACAAGGCCCTGCCAATCCATCAGACCATGAAGAAGCATAAGGCCTTGCATGACTTTACTTGTGCCAGTCCCCCATTGAACGCTGCCGTAGCGCCGTTTGGCAGATTGGATGAGTAGGGAAGCTCAGTTCAGCCCCCAACAGTTCGTCCTCCCTTGGGGTTTCCCAACACTGAATGACCTGCTCCAGATAACTTCCCAACACTGGAGCAGACGCAGCAAAGCAAAAAAGCAATGGGAATCAATCATTGCTTTGAAGATCCGGTCTGCACGGCTCCGCCCCACAACCGGGGCCGTGCATATCGGTTTCAAATACATCCCCCTGAACCGCAGGCAAGACCCCGACAACTGCAGTTGCGTGATCCGCAAGTATACCTTGGATGCACTGCAGAGAGAGGGCATCATTGAGCAAGATAACTGGTCTGGTATCATTGGGTTACATGACGATTTTGCCAGCCCGGACAAGCATAATCCCCGTGTCATCGTCACACTCAGGGGGGAAATTAAACAGAAGTAATACGATTTTTGGTCCCTTAACCAAGGATGCCTACGGGCATCTGCAAAGCATAAGGCAACGCTAATGAGTCTTGAGCTAACTGGGGAGTGACACTCAAGTGGTCCCCTTCTCTCAATAAAATTCCGGGACCAAAACGAGAGAGGGGGGCCTACTTCTTTTTACGTAATAATTACGGTAATTATTACGTATTCACGCAATAATTACAAGGAGCCCAACTTATGTCTGAAAATTTCAAATCTGCATACATCTACGTGGAAGTAGCCCTTGGCTCTATCCAGAACAGGGGACACGTAATGAAGCTGCAAGAAGGGATTGCGGCCATTAAGCAGGCGGGGGACAGCCCCAGCTTTATGACCATCCACCGCTTCGATGAGTCCTTCCGGGACTATGTCACCGAACGGAAGACTGTCAAAGGATTTACGGGGGCAAGCTACACCCCATGGCTGCCCTTTGACTTTGACGATGCCGAGTTAGAGCATAGCCATTCCCGCGCCCAGCAATTCATTGGGGAACTGATCAATGGGTACGGAGCCCCAAGAGATCAGATCTTGGTCTACTTCTCTGGGCGCAAGGGGTATCATGTCTACCTGCCCAGTGCTTTCTTTGGAGACTGGTCCCCCAGTGACACCCTCCATAAGCGCTTGAGGACACTGGCCCTTAGGCTGGGTGATGACTACAACATCGATCCAGCCATCTATGACCAGAGGAGGCTCCTCAGGCACCCCATGACCCGTCATGACGCCACCAACCTCTACAAACGCCGGATCCCCACTGCCGATTTTTTGGCGGCCAGCGTCGAGGAAGTCACTGACATGGCCATCCTCCCCGGAGACAATGCAGGGATCGTCCCCTCGCACGAGTGCGACGAAGTGCCCAGCCTTGCTGCTATCTGGCTTGATACTCATGACAAACGCGCAGCCCCCAAGGTCCTGTCCCCAGATCGCCAGACACTGGCAGGGTCTTTCCCCTTAGATCTGAAAGAGGGAGACGGACGTGACAATCAAGTGTACTGGAAGGCCCGTCAACTCAGAGAGTGGGGCGTCCCCGCCTACGAGGCCAATAACATTCTTCAGCTATGGGATGCCCAAATGGAAACACCCCTGACTAAAACAGATGGGGGCAATATCCTCTGGGATAAGGTTAGGTCAGCCTATGGTGCCGATGCCGATCTGGATGCAGAAGAAGGTGTGCAGGTATACAATGGCCGTGAGGCACTCAATGAGTACCAGAGCTACCTTGACAACCCCGGTGCTCAAGTCCCCTGTGGTTATGACGAGATCGATGAGATGCATCGCCACATCCGCTCCGGGGAAGTCGTTGTTATTCTGGGGAAGACCGGGTCAGGCAAAACAGCTTTTGCCCTCAACATGCTCAGGCACATGGCCAAGGGCGATTTTAAGACTCTATTCTTCTCATTGGAGATGACCCTGCCACGAGTCATTGAGCGTCAGTGCGCCATCGAATCCGGTGTCAGTGCTGCAAAGATCGAAGCTGATTTCTCCACGATACATCGTCATGACCTCACCAGCCTGCCATGGTGGGATAACTATCATATTTGCGCCCAGCCTGCCATGAGCATGGCTCAGATCGAAGAAACGATACAGCGTACCAGCGACTACTCAGGCAAGGTGGACGTTGTCTGTATCGACTATCTGGGGCTGATCAAAGTCTCCGGTAACAATAGCTCTGTCAGTAACTACCAAGCAGTAAGTGAAGTCGCTGCCAGCCTTAAAGCCGTTAGCAAGCGATGCGACTGTGCCATCATTATCCTTGCCCAGATCAGCCGATCCCATGGAGAGGCGGGCGATGTGCTCATCAACCTCTCCAGTGGCCGTGATTCTGGCGTCATCGAAGAGGGGGCCGACTTAGTGCTGGGCATACACCGTCCAGAACTGAGCGCTCAAGACCGTGTAATGGGCGTACAGGTCCTTAAATCACGCAAGGGCAAGATCAATGCTGCCGGGCAGTTCATCGCCTATGCATGGAATGGGCCCAGTTTCTACGTGCAGCCCGGAGAACTGGATATCCCATGGTCAGAGAAAGATTCTCTTGTTGTCCCCCGCAATGAGCCCCCTCCCCCTGCCCCCACGAAAACCCCTAAAGAAAAAGCAGACCTGTTTAGCACTATCACAGACGAAGATGTTCTGTGGCTTAACGCCGGGTCTCGTGACAAGGAGGTAAAATGAATCCCAAGAAGGGATATGTCGATACAATGGACCCATGGAGAGAGCTTGCCGCTGGAGTGATACGGCAAGCGTTTCATGACTATTATGTCGAACAAAAAAAGGAGAGACAGGATGAGGAAAAGATTCAGTCCATTCGGGACTTTATCCTTCTTGTAGACTCTCCCTTTCATCAAATGCTGGAAATAAGTGCCAATTTATTTCCAGCATTTATTTCCAGAATAGATCTTGCAATAGAACGAGGAGAACATTATGAGCACCGACTCAAGCCAAGGTCCAAGTCAGGCAACCTCGCATTTTAAATGGGGGGAATTTTTCTGTCCAACAGCAGGCCACTTGTTGCTAAGTGACCTTACCACTTTCCATGTGGAGAAGCTGGAGGAACTGCGAACCAAACTTGAGATGCCATTAAGAGTCAACTCTGGCTATCGTTCCCCCGAACACAATACCGAAGTGGGGGGTGCACCGAATTCGATGCACCTACAGTTCGCAACAGATATATGTCCCTATATACCCATCGTTACGATGGATATCCTTGATTTCGTAAATGGACTGGCTGAAGACTTGGGCTTCAGTGGCATAGGAAGATATGATACCTTTGTCCACTTGGATTGCCGGGAATTCATCGGGCGTGATCAAGCACGGTGGGACAATAGAAAATAGCAGCAAAAAGGGGGGCAGGCCTACAAGCCTGCCCCCCGGTCTTTTTTTGTTTTATCAGTCACCGCTGCAAGACGTGTGCCTTCTGCTCAATAAACGCTTTCATAAGGCTGGCATCGGTCTGGTCCCCATCTAACACATGGTGCGTGAAGACCCACAGGTCAAGTGACGAAACAGACAGCGCTTCAAAGGTTTCCCGGGGGCATTCTGCAACACCCACAATGCCTTTGGTGGGAGCCTCGCAAGCCCCGGACATCTCCATCATATAGTCAATAGCTTCACACAACTGAGCAGCATATTGAACAATGGCCGTCTTCATATATGATCCCCGCTCTTCAAGATCGGCAGGGATATACAGGCCGGGGTCTTCGGGGTCACTCATGCAGGCTCAGGGGCAGCCTCTGGCTGCGGATCCCCTTGAGGGACTTGCCCATTCTGGTTGTCCTCTGCCCCCAGATGCTGAAGGGCAATCACATAGCCTTCCAGTTGCTTCATATTATCATGCAGGTCTTCAACTCTTTTAACGGCCATAGCATGTTGCCCGGTAGCTCTCTCATGATCAGCCCGTGCCTGTGCAAGGCGCTCGTTAATGTCATCAGCCATTGTTGTTCCCCCATGTGTCTACGATTGCCTGACTTAGGAGATAACAGCAAGCCACCAGTGCCACGGGCCATGTTATCTCAATGCCATCGGTTAAAGCTACAGCACCTACGGCTGCTGTAACCCCTAATTTCCTTGATCCTACCTTGTCAATAATTCCCTTAACGAAACCCATTACATCCTCCTTAGGGCTTAGGGTGTATGATTCCAAATCTTAGACCAGAGGTCTTTTGCCCACCTAATCCACATCGATTCCCATTGCACTCCTCCTATGTGGCGCAAAGACAACCTCCACACAATCCAACTTAATATCGCCACCCCTGCCCACCAAGTCCAGTCCACAAACATGACCATAATAAAAGTTAATGGCAAATAGAAAGAGATCCACTTGACTGAGTGCCTCTTCCACCAGCCTGCATCTCTCATCCACGCATCCCTGAGCGCATCAAAACATGATGCTATGAGTATAACGGCTATCGCCACATATTCACTCATTACTGCGATATCAGTCTTCATCTCTACCCTTCCGCTTTACACCCTTTTTCGACTCCAGCCATCCCAGTATGCGGCTGAACCTCTGGGTCTGCGTGTTAAATCGCCTGTCGAGGTCTCCGACTTTATCTCTGATTGAGATGAGAAAAAACAAGGCTCCTCCCAGCATCCCAACGATGACTATAATCGCCCCAGCAAGAATAAGATCAGCGTCCATTGCGCCTACGCTTCGCTGCCATGGCTGATTGATGAAGCATCGAAAGCATTACAATTCCGATCCCACAAAGTGCGACAATCGTCAACAGCGCAATGAACCCTATCTCGCAGTGCGACACTATCGCAGGGGCCGCATGGCAAAAGCTAATATCGAACCAATGATCACTTGCAATACGCCTATCGTTGCTTCATGTTGAAATACGGGTTCCCATTTGCCCCAGCCTCCTGAGACCTCGACCACCTGATAAGTGATAATCAGCGTTGTGGCGGCTGTGGTCGCGTAGGCTGCCGCCGATTTTTCCTTACTTTTTGCGTGTTCACGCTTGGTCAGGGCGATTACCTGCCCTCGCGCTTTCTTCGCCTCGTCTGTTGCACCGCGCACCTTATCAGATGTAGTCTTTAGGACTTCATTCGTGATGCCTTTCATGCGCTTGCATTCGTCAAGCTCTTTATATAATGTCGTGTAGTGACTACGCAGTTCACTGAAAGAGCCGACCTTGTGTGGATCTCTTGGGGGTCGTAATGCCATTTCTCATTCCTCCGGTAGTTTCAGGGTGTCTAAAGGTCGTTCGATCCTGAGACTTTTGAGTTCTGAGTTGGGCACCGTCAACAACGTCCCTCCTTTGATCTGCCCATCTTTGACTTCATACAAATAAAATGATGTGGAAAATAATGTAGTCTTGGTGATTCGGGCTGGGCGTCTTGTACCATTTGTATGAACATAACAGACCATATGTTCGTTGTAATCGCTTCCAAAAAATATTGCAATCCCAGCTACCGTATTCGTCACCGAATCTTTAAGAAACAACAGAGCAAACGCGACTATAAAATACCACAGGTACTGCTCAACTAGTACCGCCAACCCCGACTGCGCCCCGAAATTGCGTAAAGCCTCCTCGGCGGCCTCAGTCTCCATCTACACAGCTTGAGCCGCTTGATAAGCAGTCCACGCCGCTTTGACTTCATCTGTCCACACCGCATTGCATACCGCTTGGACCTCTGCGGTTTCGCCCGATATATTGGCATCTGAATCAAGTACATATCGACGAAAACTCCGCGATATTTCAGCGCCATCTTCAGTGATAATCGTTGCCTCGCGGATATTGACTGCTTTGTACTGCCCAACCACTTCGATCTTATCTTGCTTTATGCTTTTTTCGATTGCCATTATACGCCTCTATGCTATATAGGTAACTTGAAACCATAACTCTGTGTTTGCTTGCACTAAACTCGCTGGCCCACCTAAATATTGCCCATCGAAACTGGCTATGGTAAATGTCGCATCGCCTTCATAGGTATGCACTACTAACGACTCACCCGCACTACTCAAGTTCTGTACAGCCACACTACCGCTACTTTTTCCACTCGATTCCGATAGGTCGGCTGGAGTGATGGGTAGTGAAATTTTCCAACTGCCCGAGGGGGAGCTTACAGATGAAACTTTCACCCATCCCTGTGCATGAACTACGCGGCCAATCTTTGTGTAGCTACATGTCGGGCCGTCTGAATCATTTATCAGAGTGATAGTTCCGCTGGCGGGTGTTGACGTAGCTACCCAAGTGCCTTCTTCGTAATCGTCCAGCGCATTAGCCGCCGCAGTATCGCCATTGAACGTGATGCCGCCACCTGACAGAACCCGCAACTTCTCAGAGTCATTAATTATAAATTTGAAATAGTCATCGCCATGCACAAACGCAAGCCGACCCTCGTCATTGTCAGCACTATCGCCAAACGCTAAAATACCCTCATTAGAGGTACCCGAAAAAATTGTTATGCCCGTATGGCCTGTAGTCGAAACCACAAGATCATCAGAAGAACTTGCCGCCGCAGTGGGTTCTGATCCAATGTTGACTTCGCCTGTAACCGCTAACAATGAACCGTCAAAGGTCAGGTTGGTCTCCGCACTCAACGCAGAGGTGCCGTTGCCCGTCAAAATATTACTTGTCGCTACGGTTGATAGCCCAGTGCCGCCATGCAATACACCAACAGTGTCATCTGTCCGAAACTCAGACAGCCCAGTACTGTCGGCACCACCATCGGGTAAAACTTTAACGGGATGTCTATCGGCCATTATTATTGTCCTTTAGTAGTTTATACATTATCTAATCATCCACCGCTCAACGGCATCGCTAATGTCACCCATTTTAATCCAGCGGCTATTAGTCGTTTCGCCCTTCTTCATCGGCACCTGACCCACCAATCCAATCAATGACCATTCGTCACGCTCCTCACGCGACTCGTAAGTAACACTGTCATCATAGTCAGGGTTCATTTTGCGGATTGTGTCTGTCGATGATGTGGCATCAGCATGGGGAGTCCACGTCGAATCTTTGATAAGTTCATATTGCTCATAGGCCAGCCCAGCTTCTCTAACTGGCGTTTTTATATCACCAATTTCTGCGCCTTCTGGCAACTCATCACCGTCTTCATACAGCACCGCATCAATCTGTTCCCACGCCCAACACGTTGTCTCAACGAAGATGTGACGCCCATAGTCATCGATCAGATACTTATTGTGCCATCTGTTCCATTGTGATCCGTGGACAGATGGGCCAGACATAGCAACCTTGGGACGGTTGACTCCGATAATATCGTCTGCGGAGTCCGTATCAGCATTAAAGGCCCTAACTTTTCCACCGTCAAGGACTGCCGTTGCTCCGACCTCGATTGCTGTGCCTGTGTTCTCGAAATACTCGGCATAATCATAACTGTTATCTTGCCACGTTTCATCGAGCAATGCGTTGCCATCACCTCGGATATTAAACTGAATATCAGCCTGCGAATTGTTATGCCCGTAAATAAACGCATAAGCAGAGTTGCTGGCTCGAGCAATGCTCGAGTCAAAAGTTGTATTGGTATATGACCCATTAGTATTAACCGCTCGTATGCCACTGATATCAGTCGTAGTAGTCACATCTAACTGACGGGCGGGGCTCGTATTGCCAATGCCGACTTTGCCATTTGTCATTGACATCCACGCGGCGTCAAGGTTTCCCTGACCTGTCGTTGCGCCATAAAAATCCCATCTGGAGCCTCTGACCGGGGCAGTAGTCCAATTCTCTGCGGCAGTCAGTTTTAGCCCCCCTCGTCCCGCATAGGTGCCGCCATCATACCCCTCGCCGCCAAAAGCCAGTATTGTATCACCACTCTGGATAGCTGTTGGCGAAGCCTCCGATCCTCTGGACCGCCTTCCGGTATAAGTGTTTTCACCCGAGTCGTTATTTAGTTGGAAAGTTATATTTGCACCCGCTGACGTTACAACATGAAGCGGTTGGATAGGTGTCTGTGTCCCAATGCCGACTTTTCCATCATTCGTTATTATCATTGCTTGGTTAAGCGTAGAAGAATCGTCAACGTGAAAACTGATTCCACCCGCATTGTCTGCACCGTTGCGGAGAAAACTAATCCTACTCAATACAGATGAGTCAGTTGTGCTATACCCATCAAGGCTGGCAAACGCACCATCACTGCCGCTTTGTGCGCCGTGAAATCGCACAGACTCATTTGTCGTGACTATAGCAAGAGTCCCGTCATCCGTTATAGTGTTGTCTGTTATTACAGTCCCGCCAATGGTAAAGTCTGTAGTAGCATCAATCGTTGTCCCAGCTATAGTCGAAGGAGTTCCTGCACCGATTGCCGTGCCATCTATGGCACCAGCATTGATGTCGGCTTTACTGATAACCACGCTACCCGTGCCGTGGGGCGTAATCGGGATATTCTCATTGCTACCATCGGAGACAATCGACTGCCCATTAACATCAAGATCGCCGCCCAACTGCGGAGTGGTGTCAGATACAAGGCTCTCGCCAAGTGCCGCAGAGGTGAGGACAATGGGATCTGAATCGCCATCATCGCGGACAAGGGGTATCGATGCTCCGGTAGGCGTGACCGTGACAATGGTCGTGTCACTCCCATTGTCCGTAGCGGTAACTGCGGCACCAACAAAGTTGAGATTAGCACGGGCCGTTAAACCCGATCCTTCTTCTTGAATCGTATGGCCCCCGCCCGCTGCTGCAACCGTTATAGTCCCATCTCCATTGGTGAGAGTTATATTTGATCCTGCCGTAAGCGTTGCTACCTCTGGACCACCCGTGCCGCCTATGAGCAACGTCCCATTAGTAGTCATGGCCGCTGAGGCAGCAATGGCACTGGTGCCGTTGCCCAGTAAGATGCCGTTAGCAGCGAGGGTGATTGCACCCGTCCCGCCATCCATTACGCCAATAGTATCGGCGGCAACAAACTCACCCAGCCCAGTGCTATCGCCACCACCTGTCCCAGAGGCAGAATCGGGGAGTACTTTAAGAGGCTTTCTATCGGCCATTATTCTTGTCCTTTTTTAGCTTATACATTACACCAGATCACTCGGGTTCGTTACGGCAGACTGGCCCTTGAGATCCGCATACGCCGCCGCATAGGGGTCGCTCGGCTCGTCATCGATCTTTACACTGAACCGATCTACTGAGGGTACTACTAATTTAGTGGGCGAGTTTTCGGCCCGTTCGTCCGCACTTACATAGCAATCCACGCCATAGGCCAATATCCATTTTCCAACATCTGGATTGCGAGCAAGACCTCCTTCTGAATGCGGATCTACAGGTTCAATAATCTTTTTTATTAGTATGTCACTGATCCGCAGATACGCGCCTGTCGCAGTCAGGTTGCCCATTGTTACTATATCTCCACTAATAGCCATCTTAATTCTCCAGTCTCATAAGCCGCGACTCTAATGCGGCGATTTTATCTTTATAGTCTCCAATAACCGTGCGCCACTTCTGACCCTCTTGGCGTATCGTATCAATGATGAGTGCATTCAATCCCTTGGTGCTGACGAAATGATGCCCGTCATCGTTCATGGTGATAACGCCAGTATCATGTAATATTTGAGCGTTCTTATCCACAAACTCACCAAAGATATGCTGTGCTTTACTGCCCGTAGTTAAATTCCGCATCGTGCTTAAGAGACCAACATCGTCATAGTCATCCCATGCCGTTGCATTTGTAGATCCATCGTAATATACATCACCATCTTCCTCTACAATAAACCTCACGGCTCCAGCATTGCTAACACTGAATAAATTAGCACCTACTCTACAGGCGGCTACGTTGCCACTTCCGTTATGCTGGTACGGGATAACCTCCACTGCACCGATGCCAGAGGCAGATTTAGTGTTATCAACATCATCGCCCAGATAACCGCGCAACGAGAGTGCCCTGTTAGGGTATGTTGCCCCAGCTTTTCTAAAGCCCGCTACAACCAGTCCTCCATCAGTAGCTCCTTGCTTTTGCATTATGCCGTAGGTGTCGGCTTCCGTCACTGCTGTGAATGGATGCCCTGTATCGCTGGACTTTAGCGATATAATTTCATTGTCATGGACTTGCTGATCAATAGTCCAGCCAATGTTCATAAATCCGTTGGTCTGCGTAGTCCCACCCATCACCGCATAGGGACCGGGCATGAAGTATGTGTGAGTTCCTTGATGTACACCAAGCTCCATATGGTTGGTTGCTGTGTGATGGAAGCGGAGCCAACCGAAGTGATTGGTC